CTACGTCAATACTTACAGTACCGCTTACGCCTGTTCCTTTTACAATGGCAGTTACTCACATTATTGTGAGATCTAATACAGCTACTCTTGCAGGAGGATCAGACTATGACTTCGGAGATACATCTGGAGGTGACTTTTTCAAGTCTACAGTCGATCTTTCGTCTATGACCTCTGCTGATGGGTACTGGATCATAGAAAACAGTAATGCTCTACTTGCACTATTTGCAGCAGGTGTATCTTTTGATATAGATGTTATCACTGGTTCCACTGGTGCGGCAAATGCCACAATTGAAGTATTTGGGTATATGTTCTAATGGCACACGTTAAAGGAGATAAGTTTGGAAGTCCTGTAGTCAATATTGATGCAGATGAGGTAGACTACGATAACACTACTTCTGGACTAGCGGCTGAGAAGGTTCAAGCAGCTATTGATGAAATAGATGCTACTGTTGATGCTTTAGGAACTGCATCCCATGCTGCTGTTACATTAAAGTCTCCAGATGCTCCCACTACAGAAAGTTTAAAATTATCTGGACAAGAACTTGAAGCAGAGCCTGCAACTGGTTCTACTCATGGAGTAATGACCCCCACAGATAAGACAAATCTTGATCAAAATACTACAGATAGACACACTCACAGTAACAAAGCCCTTCTTGATACTTATACTCAGACTGAAGCAGATATAGCAGATGCTATTAGTAAGGAACACGAACATGCCAATAAAGCTCTCCTTGACACTTACAGTCAAACAGAGGCTGATATAGCCGATGCAATCAGCAAAGAGCATGTTCATAGTAATCTAGTAGAATTAGAGAAAGTTACAGATGGAGATCATGATGTACGTACTGATGATCCCCACGATGTACAAAGTAATCAAGTTACACATAATGTTACATCCGTAGAAACAACCCTCTTGTCCCTTAGAGAGAAATGGAGATATAGCAAATTTCCAATTAAGGGGGTCGTAGCAGGCACACTTTGTAAAGATTGGGTAGGTGGAGAAACTAAGGTATTCGCAGACTTCGGCAATACTTATGGGCCAGAGTTCGATATCACTGACCCTAGTGGAGTAATAGATTATCATGCTACAGACGGAATAGTCAAGACCGGGACAGACAATGGTACTAACCGAATTGACTTTGATTCTATTGTGGCTGGTTGGGGAAGCGCAACCTCTATAGGTTACTTTAGCCTCTGTCGAGTGGACTCGGCGGCTCTTCATGCTCATTTTCGATTTGGTCTTTCTGGCTCTAAATACGCCTATCTAGGGTTTAATGCAGGTAAACACTTCATCAACATTCGGAATGATGTACCTGCTTCACAAACTGCAACCTTTCCTTCTGCGGGTGTGGCATCTCAATGGATTATGCTCTATGCCGAATGGAAGACTGATGGTACATTGACTGGATATGCACTTCAGGCGGACGGGCTTTATGAGACTTGTACCCATGCTGCAGGAGCTTGTACTTGGATACAATCTGCTACCTATGCAAGGGCGCTGTATGATGATGTGCAGTCTATGAAGAACGGGTTTATCATTATAGATAATCCTTGGTCAGAAGAAGACTTTCGTAACGCTTGCCGTGCTATTCATCCTGCTATTGTAGAAGATGGTATTCCTTTTGATCTTGGTCCAATCGGGGATTACCCGATGGAGATATTAGGTGGTCAGGTAGCGAACCCGATAGCCTTCGGAGTAACTGAATACAGTTCGATTCTTGCTACTAGTGGTAGGTCAATTGAGGTAGAAGCACAGCACAGAGTTCGTACTTATGGGACGATTAAGAATTTTGAAGTGTATTGTTCGAGTAACACCCTTGATAGTACGCTCGTGTTGACGTTACGAAAAAACGGGGCGAATCAGACAGTGACCGTTACATTTGCTGCTACCGGAACTGGTTGGCAGACAGATTTGAGCAATAGTTTTGACTTTGTTCCGGGTGATCTGTTGTCTATTGGATTTGTTGCAAGTGGTACAGCGGGTACTGCAACTATCTCTAATATATCACTTGGGGTAATCCAGAAATAAACTACTGTTACAAATGAATTTTGACATACCCTTAGCTTTCGGAGCAAACAAGCACCCTACCTTTGCAGAGATAGGAGATAGTCCTAACTTCTATGGCTATTATTTCTTTAGAGGGAATAGCTTTTTCTTAAACTCAATGAAGAGGTATGTTGTTAGTGAGGCTATTCCAAACCGACTACATGTATGTCTTAGATGGATATACAATGATGTTGTTGGGAGATCTGAGATTCCAAATGACATTCCGCATTTCATTGTAAATGGTCATGGGAATGATTGGAAGATATTAGATATAAGACAACCTGAAGCTATAGCTTGGTTAAAAAGAAAGATTAATGAGATAAAAGAAGACTATAAGGAAGTAATAGAACGAGTACAAGAATACGGTATCTTTATTATAGAACTTTCAGGTAGGGGTATTTTAAATGAATCGAATCTAATTCCTAATGAGATACAAGCTGATATTTATGGTATAGATCTTGTAAATATTCAAATAGATGCTTGGAAATCTAGTAGAGTAAAGCATCTAGTATGTATGGGAGAGGGAGAGGTAGTATGTGAATATGCTATAGATAACAAAGGGTGTGGTGGATTTCAAGATAACTCTGGAACAGAGACTTATGACTCAATGTGGAAAGGAAAAGGAGAACCAGACTGTGTTTGGAATGAAGTTTCTGGTGGAGGAATTGCTTTTTCACGTACAAAATGGTCCTCTCTAGGTATTCCCTTTAGTAGAATAAGAGATTTCTTTCGTGGAAATATGAGAACTACTGTGTTCTATAATATGGCAGAAGGATCTGCTATGTTTAGAGATACTACAGTGAGATCAATCTGGGATACAGTTGTACCAACGGCTATTCCTAGAATACGAGAACAGATGAGAAGATGGACAAACTCGAATGGGAGTATACCTATGACAAAGATTACATGTGACTTGCTAAGTAAGATATTTATTGCGAGTGATCAGGCAAATGCTAGTTGGACTTATATTGGAGTTGAGTATGAAGCCGATCAAGGAGAATTAATTTCTTTGTGGTGTCCTGAAGAGAGTTCAGGTGTTCCTTTTGCTGGTTGGGAAGTAAATGGTGTTCTAAGAAATGACTTTAACAAACCCTTTCCAACGAGTAAGCCTCAACAGATAATGTTTATAGTAGGGAATGAAATAACAGAAGATTCCCATTTTGTAGCTAAGTATGAAGAACAGCCTGAACCTCCTCCTGAAGAAGATGAGGCTCTTATAATGGCTAAAGAAAACAGAAAGGCTATTAAGAGATTGGAAGAATGGCTTGGGCCACCTGATCTATGGGAAGAGTAGTAGATCCTTTACGGCAATAAAAAAGGGGAGACATAGTGTACTCCCCTTTTTCTTTGTGCGGAATTATCTAGGCTGCCATGTCTTCATTAGCAATAAGGAGAGCTATGTTACTAGCTCTGTGAGCTATACATCTATATTCTTTCCCATCTGCAAGCGTTCTTGTTCCCCAAAAAGCAATATCATCTGCACCAATCCCTCTAAGATATTGTGGACCCGGCATTATAAGCCCGCTAGTTCCACCACCGCTGATAATTGCATTTACAGTAATTACCTTTCCGTCTTTATCTACATTTGTATCAAAGTAGAAAGGAAACCACCAATTCCAAGTTGGATCGTTTACCGCTCCGATGCCATCATAAGCAGCTTGATCTGTACCCAAATTTAAACCAGTACTATCTACATAACCAACAGGATAACCAAAAGCTATAATTGGTCTTCCCATTTCTCTGATCATCTGGCTTCCGGGTATCAATGTTCCTGTAGTCATGTATTTCCACCAGACTGAACCTCCTCCATGAAGTGCATTACCAGCAGCATTAACATGTACAACACATAGCATACCATCATCAGTATCAGAATGAAGAAACCAATAAACAGTACTAGCATCATAGGATGCATTTAAGGTTAACCCATTCATACCAATAAGACATTCTTCACCAGTATCAGTCCCACCGTCCCAATCCCAATTTAGAGGAGTAAAGAATGTGGCCCAATCTGTGGCCCAATCTGTTAGACTTAGAGCAAGACCGTCTGTATATCCAGCAGAGATACCATCTAGATCTGATCGAAGAGAGAGAATAAACTCTGTATCCCCATCAGTATCAAGGGTAAAACTATAGTGATGATTATCTCTAGCTTGAGCAGCATCATAGTCTGATGCAAATCCTCCAGCTACTATCTCTGTTAGTGGACTACCAACAGCATCCCGAATAGCATCACCAAGCGTCTCAAGGATCGCCTCACATTTGTCGCCTGTTGAGAGAGCAAAACTTCCTGAAGCAAACATTTTAAATTACGCTTATTGTTAAGTCTAAATTATGGTCATCTACATCTGTAGTAGATTCCGCTTCAAAGTTTACTAGTATACTTCCATATCCACCACCATATGATGTTACTGCAACAAAATCAATATTGTGGTCATCTACATCTGTAGCGGAGACAACTGTCCAATCTATATTTACAGCAGCACTTCCACCTTCTGGTACAGCAGGAGATTCAGCCGCTGCTGCTTCACTACGTCGAAAGAGTGTAAGCAAAGACATTATAGTACTCTTCGTATATAGAGAGTAAGTACTTTGGGTCCTGTCGTTTGTGCAGCAGAAGCAACTACTCTTAGATATGGTCCAGCATAAGCAAACTCTGCTGGATTAAGAGCTATAGAATAGTCTACATCAGGACCTGTAATGGTTATCTGATCTCCGTCTTTATCATAAAGATCTCTCCAAGTAGTTCCATCAGGAGATGCTTGGAATGTGAGGTTTGCTGCTTCCCATGCACCACTAGAAGGCATATCTAGTCTTACAGGAACTGCATCGGCTATGTAGATAGAAGAACTAGTTGTTCCTTCGTCTGCAATAGTCAAGGATCGTAGTTGAACTCCAACAGCATTTAAATCTTCGTGGAGATTCTTAACAGGACTATAGAGATCATCTGTTGCTTGCATTACCATTGTAGTATACCCTGAATGTTGTTCTCTTTTTTCTTATGCAATTCCAATGATTCTATATGTCAGTTTCCCTATCTGATTATTTGGAATTGCAAACCCACCTGAAATTGGATGCCGAGCCATCATGTAAATATACTCTGGGTCAATATAGTTATAGCAACAGAACAACCCTGCTTCATATGCAGTAATAGTTGCTCCACTTCTATTCTCCATTAACTTAGATACTTCAAATGATGCTCCTGCTTGAGATGTTCCATCTAATGTTCCAGTAAATGTAGGAACATTAACAAAATCATCTCTAATGTCAACTTGATGAGCAGGAGCAACTTTTGAAATATAAATAACAGCTCCTATAGCTTCTGCTGTATATCCACTTGTGCCACTATATGCTGCAATGTTAGTAGCAATATCTCCTGCTGTGGTGGCAAGATCTGTATTGAAGTTTACGGTAGCACTTAAAAGCTCAGTTGCAATTTGATTGACAGTAAGAGATGTTATTGTATCCCCACCTGCACCTGCCGTTAGTGTAAGAACACTAAGTAATTTGGGATTCTCACATAAAGAACCATATATAAGTACTTCATCTGTATCTCTTCCATGATGAATAATACTATCTGCTGCACCTCCATCTACAAGAGAAAAATCATCAATTGAGACAGTTGGTGCTGCTGCTCCACTATATACACCAAATAAAGGACCAATAAAATAGTTTTTTTCAGCACCTATAGAGTTAGCAGTAACACTTGTTCCTTTCGAAAAACCTCCTTCTGCTTGGACTCTCATATGGAATCCAGTATATGTTGCTGCTGTATGATTAGCGTTTTCCCAAGTCTTAACTTCCCGAGTCGTATTGTAAGCGAATTGTCGATACATCAACTCAAGGAATTGACGTACCCAACCACCATTTCCACTTGCAGGATCAGAATCAATCTTGAGACGATACTGAATGTCAAGTGCTTCCCCATGTAAGATAGCAACTCCTACACCAGCCGAAATCAGATCTCTAGCAACAAGCATTTTTTGCTGAATATCTGAGGTAAAGACTTCAAAATCTACACCAATTCCTATTTCCTTTGCTGTGATTGAACTCCCACTATTGTTTGCCATCTGTGCGCTGAACTGAATAATTCCAGTATCATTAGGTGCATCAATAACAGGAGCAGTGATTGTTGTTGCTGTATATTCTACCTGATTAGTTCCTGTACCATGTGAAATATATTCATCTAGTGTCCAATCAAAGAATCGTACAGGAGTATTTCCAGTTCCAATTACAAGGTATGGATTGTCGAAGTTATCAGTTGATGCCCACCAACTAGTTTGTGCTACGTAATCTGGGATATGTCCACCCATAACACATTCAGGTGTGTTACTTAAAGGTGATGCTAAACTTGTATCTAAAGGAACTGCTTCTGTTTCATCAGTATAGAGATCAAATGTGTTACTTGAGACATATTTTGCATAGAACTCTCCATTGAGTTCTGTCATACCTGTAGCGCCCCATACTTTAATCAGAGTATTTTCAGTACCCATCGCTGTATCAGCAGTGACTGTTATTCTACAAGTAGCTGCTTGACTTGCAGTAGCAACTATACAACCTTCTCTATCATCACCCGGTTCTATATAGGAAGATTTAGCATAGTTATCTGGAAATATATTTCCACCGTCTACTACACTAACTTTGTCATATCTATATATCCCTGCCATTTGACAATAAAGAAGCCATAAGAAACCATATGTAAGAGAGTGACCTTCTCTTTGTTCAATTACTCTCCTTTTTCCATCTCTTCCAATAACACCAATATTGACTTCAGTAGTTAGACTTTCACCAAAACCAATACTGAGTGGTTGAATAAGATGATTAGAAGGAATAATTTCAGTCATCGGTGCTTGAATTGGAGACTTACTTCCTAAATGAAGTCTTTTTGTAGCAAGCTTCTCATCTAGATGAATAACTCTACTCATTATGATACTATTATTGATCCAAATTCTGTAAAATGGGAGTCACTATCTATTATATTTAGATTCTCTCCGAAAAGTGTGACTAATTCATATGTAGGAGTTGATATTTCAGGTGGAAGAACTTCACCTGCGTCCAAACCAGCATCTATCCATTCTCCTGTCATAGTCACATATACAACTTGTTCCCCAAATAGAGGAACTAGTTCATAGATTATTTCAAGTAGATCATCTCCACTTTGCTCAAAGATAAATAGACCAGAAGTGCAAAAAACGTAAACATCACTAGTTTGTACAAGTCCTGTAGCATATTCACTTTCTACATAGAACCAGTGTGTACCAATTGCCAATACTCCAAATGTTATATCATGGCAATTAACTAGAGTTATATCCGAATCTACAAGTATCCAAGGACCAGTAGCACCAACGATGCTTACATACACTTTACTATCTGAAGGTAAAGTAGTACACCATACTACTCTAACTGTACCGCTAAATCCTTCACAAGCTAATTCCTTTCCCATCACTGCACAAAGACTTGGTATAATGGGAGGAACTGGTACAATAGGATCAAATTCACTTGATCCTGCATCTCTACCGAAACAACCACTCACGGTTAGAACTGTATTACCTTAACTATCTGAGTTTAAAAAAAGAACTGACCTCTCTTCTTTATCCGTTAATAACGACACAGAAAAAGGGGGGATAAAGGGAGGGTTGTCTGAAGATACTCCCTATATCCCCATAAGTCAAGTGTTTAGAAACTCTAAAAAGTACTTTTCCACAAGGTAATGAAAGTAATGATAGGTATTAACTATTAAGGGAAGTGAAACAACTTCTCCTCCCTCATAGAAAATAGTGATACAACCGTGTTCAGTTGATACACTAGCTACTCTTCCATAGAACCTATTAACTCTGGAGCCTTGTATTCTTTTTTCAAATTTTAATTCCTCATGTGTGAGGTTAGGGGGCCGAAGCCCCCTATCTACCTCATTATCACTTTTTACTTCTTGGCTTTCGTTTCTTCTTTCCTGTTCCATATAGATCAATGACCCTTGGTGAAACTTCAACAGAAACCTGTCCAGTATTAAGAGTGAGTAGCTTTATAGTATCTCTCTCGTAATCTCTGAAGTTCTCTTCAAAGTACTCTGTTTCAAGTTCATCCCAATGTCCAGTACTATCTCTACTCATTATAGCATAGGGGAAGTACTCACAAACCCTGATCTTTGAATTGTCATAGAAAGGAAGAGCTACAACATTCATTGGACTTACAAGAGTAGCTAGAACAGTATCACTTGGACTTGCAAATTCTTGAACATATGCTTCAGAACCTACATGGAGACCATAAGAACAAGCACTATTAATATTAGGATCACATTTCTCTCTTGACATAGAAACAGGAGTACCAAGATAGATATTCATCTTCTTTGAATGCTTATCTGTATAAAGAGTTTTACTCTCTCTTGCAATCTCATCCAACTTACCAAAGAGATAGTCTAGATTTCCAGACTTTGTTTTACCTTCACCAGTAGGAAGATTCTTTGCTTGTGTATGATGTAATTCGTAATAATCCTCACCATTCTCTTGTATGAGATACACATCATACCACTTCTTCGCTTTCTTACTTCTCTTCACCTTCAATACAGCTTCTGCTACAAAGTCAGCAAGGTCTGTACGATACTTGGCCTTTCTCTTATGAGTAACTGTCTTATATAATACAGCATAACCACCATCGGTAATAGTTACGTTGTACTTATCACAGTACTCATAGAACCTATCTCTGGCTACGGCACTGGGATTAAGGAGACAAAGAGACCAAAAGTTTGCAAGAGCCGATAGAGGATAACCTTTCTCTGCAAAGTGCTTCACCTTTCTCACCATTACAGGAGGAAGCGGAATATTCGTTCCTTTCAAACAAATTTGATCATCTATCACTTCAAATTCATCTGAAGAGAAAGCGACCTCTATAGCCTTTTCCATAGCTTTTAACTCAGGAGCAAGAAGACCCATGAGAAAATCAAGTGCTGCCCGACTCCTCTTTGCTCGAAAACTCTGAGCAGCAGCATATATCTCTCCATTTGGATCTTTCTCCCGATAGTGTTTGGAACCAATAATCATGGTAGTGATTCCTTTCTCTACGTTTCTACTTACCAAGCACTTTTGCTTTAGTTCTGACATGTGCTTTAAACCTCTTTAGTAATCTAGAGTTAATTGGAGATAAACTCCCGAAATAGTTCTCAAGAACCTCACTGGGTATTACATCAAAATCTAACCAAGGTAGTAGAGAATACTTATCTAGATGAGAAGATACTTCCTGTGCTAGTTCTATGATAGCGTAGTCATATGCTGGTTCAAGTCTAGGCATAGGTTTATTAAACCTCTTAGCTCTAGCTATCATCTTTCTTCTCTTTCTTTCATAATCATTGAAGAACTCTACTAACTCTTCGTTGACTTTTATAGCACCTCTTGGATTAGATGTATTACTTTGTATATAGCTATGGAGTCTGTTAATAATAATATATAGACTCGGATTCACCTTCATAAGATTAGGGTGAAGAAGTCTTGCAAGTTGAGGACCCATGATAATGTTAAGTCTATGAGCAGTCATAGATCTTCGTATTATAGATGCACCTCTTGTTAAGGATAAAAAGTCATTCACATGTATTGTATTTTCTAATTGTTCCATTACGTGGGTATTACCTACAGCTATCTTATAGATAGAGATCTTTTTTGCATCTAATACATGATTATAATGGGAATGATGAAGATTCTTCTGATGAAAGATGATAGAAGCAGCAGCAAATAACATAGGTTCATCTGACTGATAACCATAGATAATCAAACTACTCGATCTCCCTTTCTGTACAGTATTAATCCAATAATTGATCTCAAACCTATCCATAGACCATTTAAGAGGAGCCTGTCCCATACGTACATTATATCTGTCATTCTGATAGATATCCTTTATGGTAATACTACCCTTCCTTTGCGTTCTTAACGCCTTACTCTCCTTCTTTTCCTCTTCAACCCAGAGAAGATCTACTGTTTGATCTTCATACATTGTAAGTCTATCAGTAACTATACTCTCTACAGACTTAGCAAAAGCCCTTATTTCCAATAGTTGAGCATCTGTCATCTCATCTTGGCTACCAAGTCCAAAATAATTCAACAATACTCCATTGGTCTTTATAGCTTCATCTTGAAAATCAAAAATAAGTCTTGTAGATACAAGAAGGCAATTATTAAGTCTAGCAAGATATCTATTCTTTTGACCAGAAAGAAGAGTTTCAGGTTTACACCTATAATATGGCCTAAACCATGTACTCTCCCCCATGATATATCTCTTCAACTGTAGATCTCTCTGTTGAAGTTTTCTCTTTCCTGCGGGTCCTAACTTGGCTTTGAGTTTAAAGAATAAATCAAAAGGATTATCAGGAATCTTCTTAAGATTATCATAACCTGCTAATTTAATCTTCTCTACAGTAACTAAGTCATCTAAACCAGCTACAGAAACACCGGGATATATTTGAACCTTTCTTGTATCCTGATGAATAGCATCATAATACTCAAGAAGATCTTGTATTGGTTCATCTGCTTCATTAACTAGATCAGTTAGTTCCTCTTTAGCAAGATCATACTTATCTCGTATACATTGTACAGTATCGAAGTCATACGTAAGATCTTCTCTGGTCTTCATTATAGTAAGCTTCTCAACTTCATCCATAGAGAAGAGAAGACCTATAGGACAATTACGACCAGATTGATAAGCCCAATTCATGGTATAGAATGATATAGGATAATAAACATTTCCTAGACAGAGGTGCATCTCCGTAAAAGGAGTATTACTTCTGTATATAAAATGTTCTCCCCTATATATCTCATAGTCTCCTTCAAGACCACAATTGATGAATCTAAGATCGTCAAAGTATGCTAACTGTTCACTTATTGCTTTCTGAAAAGCACCCAAATCACCATCCTTGATAGAAACCATCACTACAGTATTGTTCTCCTCATCTGTATCTGTAACAGAATACAGATCAAAGTCAGGAGAACTCTCTGTAGCTCTTATTATGTACTCATATCTCTTACCATTAAATACAGTGTCTACACTAAATATTTCGATATAACCAAGTGGAGATTTTGCACCAAGACCCCAAGCACCCATCTGAGTGTTGGTCATCCTCTTAGTAGAAGCAAAGTAGTTTGAATATACATTTTCAGCTCGACTAGGAGATATACCTACCCCCCAATCTCTGAATACTATAGTAGGATGGGAATCTAGAGAACTTAATCCTTCAAGTCTGACTTCAACTGGCTTATCCTGCTTCTTCTGAAAGTATGTCTTAAGCTTCATTATAGAAGCATCAGATAACTTTTCAAGATTTGGATACCAACTTCTAAGTTGTTCTACAGTACCAGTTTTATAATCCCACATCTCCTTACGAGAATCAGCACAATTAGTCGTTACTTCTCTTACAATACTACCAATAGGATCTTTATATTGACTGAAGAACTCAACAGCCAACTTCATACTTTGAGGATCTAATTCAAACTTCTTTGTCTTTATTGCATCTCCACTAAAATCATGTGATGTATACTGCTTTATCCTCATACTCTAGGAGTTCTACTATCCCATCTTCTATCTTCTCCAAATACATCTACATGTGTAAATGTATTATATCTCCCTACTCCACCAAAGTCTAATGTTATACCTGCATATTCTGCTACTATATCAGGGTGTATTCCTAAAACATCTATATCAGCAGCAAGACCAAATAAGTGTTTACTCATTCTAACTCCTCCTACAATTTCATTATGTCTTGTACTACGATACCCAGAGTTAATCATTACCACTGCATTAAAATGATTCCTGAGAGCTTCTAATCCCAAAAGCAACTCGTTATGTACAAGTACACCATGTTCTCCATCGTGAGAAGCAAACTCACGTAGGAAGAAATGATAACTTACTTTATAATTTTCTGGCTTCAATAGAGTAGAATACCATATAGAGGTATCCAATTCATTATTTCTTAAATTCATAATTCTTTCTCAGTTAATCTACCATCTGTTAATTTTCTACTTATATCTTCCAGAACAACTTTAGCTGCAAGACTTATTCCAAGAAGTTCTATAGGTATATCTTTAAGATCAAGTTCCTCTCCTAATCTCTCGGATATATAATCACACTTCTCCTTCAATGTTTTCTCCCTGAACCATTCCTGTTTTATACTCATGGCATGTCCAATCTATTAGTTTCTTATCATTCAGTTCCAGCCACTTATTGATACGACTAAATGGCTTACTACCAAAGAATCCTCTTGATGCTGATCTGGGACTTGGATGAGGAGAGCGGATTATAAGATGTCTCTCTGTATCCATAAAGGGATTGGCTACAGCCTGTGCATATCGACCCCAGAGAACGAATCCACAGGGATTTTCACGCTCTGCAAGCAGCTTGACAATCCGCTTTGTGAGATACTGCCAGCCTATGCGTCCGTGAGACACTGGAGCACCCTGAATGACCGTGAGAGAGGCGTTCAAGAGCAATACACCCTGCTGTGCCCAACGCTCTAAATCTGGATTGTGGGCGACCTGAAAGAAGCCAATATCAGTCTCAAGCTCTGTGAAGATATTCTTAAGAGTAGGAGGAGTGTACTTGGTATTCTGTGTAGAAAATGCAAGACCATCTGCTACATTTCTAGTGTAGTATGGGTCTTGACCTAGCATTACAATCTTTACATCACTAAACTGAGTCAGCTTTAGAGCACGAAATACATTCTCCTTCTTAGGCCATATTATTAACTTCCTCCTATCTATTTTGAGTTGTTCCTGTATATTCTTCATATAAGGCTTCTTAAACTCTCTTTCAAGAAGGCTGAACCATTCTTCTCCAAACTGCTCTTTTATACTAGCCACTCTCGTTCCTCATTTGGTGTTAATAGCGTAATACCTCTATTCTTATGTCTTTCCATACTCATATCCCACTTATCAGTTTCTATGTGATACGTCAAACGCTCTATGAGTTTGTCTATTTTGACAGTGGCTAGACTTATATATTCCTGACTATATTCAACTATATCTACTTCATATAGAGGTTCTGTCTGTACAAACGTATTAACTAATCTGAATGTATAATCTGTAAGTTCCGGTCTCTTTGCACTTATCCATCTAAGAATCATCATCAGATAGAAAACAAGCTGTTCATCATAATGGAACATCCTTACTTGTTTTCGTATGATAGACATACTCCTACCTATGGTCTTAAGATCTATAACCCAGACAGTCTTTGAATTATCATCAACCAAAATAAGGTCTACCATACACTTAAAGAGAATATCATCCACAGTGCCTTTAATGACTTTCTGAGTAAACCTCTCACTCCATCTATCTCCCCAGAAGAATCCTTTGGCAAATGGGTTCTCTTTTAAGACTTGTACGCAGATTTTAGCAATGTTTATATCTACTTCAGCTACTAGTCTTCTATCTCCAATACTATCTCTGAAGTTTATATACGGCATCAACTCTTTGATAAGAGCTAAACCTTTATTCTCTATGTCTATTTTCTTAAGTCCACGAGTACTGTAGGAGTCTTCATATGCTTTAGCTATAGGAATATCTTTATCATAAAGACTCAAGAACTTGATCATATTTGGAGAGGATGGCTCCTTCATCTCCTCTGTTTTAACTATAAAATGATCATCAAAATCATCAGGATAGAGTGTGAGACAATCAACAATATCTCCAACCTTATATCCAGTACTTTCCTTTCTCTTTAATCCTAGTTCCTCAGCAGTTCCATACTTCAGAGCATGGAATCTTGCTGGACTATCATATAAAAGTTTCAGATCAGAGAAGGAAATAGCACTGTGATCTCTATACAACTGTTCAGTTTCTTTCTTCATAATGTATACCAGTTTGACTTTATACTCTCCATCAACTTTTGTACGTTTTCTGGAGTTTCTTCAGTAGCTAACTGTTCTTTGAAAAGAGTTAGAGGATTTTCTTTTCCTACCTTCTCTTTATCTCTATCATAAAATGCAAGGTTTAGTTTAGGACCATCAACTACAACTGCTTTAGGTTGACCACCTTCCATAAAAACCAATACTAAATCCATACTCATATTAAATTACTCTATTAACTCTCTGACACTACGGTCTAAAGGGTTTCTACTAAATGTGAATATTAACATACGAGTTTCTCCTTCTGGAATTTCATACCATTGAGTATCAAATCCTGTGACATATTCAATGCTATCATCAGGTATGACTTTACATTCTTTAAGTACATCTACAAATGCTTTTCTATAGAACCATAGATTATCTAAATCCCAATCTCCTTTTCCTTTCACTGAAAAAATATCCCAATCTATTCTTATAGGAAAATCTTCAGGTCTTATCTTAATGGGTAAATACTTCTTGATCTTCTTTCGAAAATCATCTTTCAACTTATCCATTAACATCGCCCTTACTCTAGAATTTCCATAACCAGAGTAGAACTTATTACCAGATAGGGTTTCGAACTTAGGTGTCCCTGCTACACGACGGTTGATAATATATCTCTCTCCCCATTTGTCAATAACATATCCCTTCCTGCAACTGATGGGTTTGTACTTCTTGGGGATTTTTACTTCATCTCTATTCTCCCATTTCAGGAACACCTTTCTTCTCGCCTTGCTGGTCTGTACTTTCAGTAGGTAGTCTCTTATTATCATCTCCATAGTCCATCCCTATCACAAAGGCTGTTAGTTCTCCTATCTTATTTCCAATGAACTCTCTAATTTCTGGTCCAGATCCAAAGCTTGTAATGAAACCAATGAGGTGATGTTTCATTAACATGATTATTCCATCAATAAGAACTTCGGCTGGTAAATTCCTCTTTGGATTTTCAATGATTTTAACTACTGGCTTGTTCATCATATCAGCAAGAGATTTTACCATCTTCATGTGTTTTTCTCTAGCAAGCTTTTCCTTTTCCTCATTGATCTGTCGCTGTGTTTGTCTTTTTGTAGGCATATGTCCTTTAGTAAGATCAGATATGTGTCCCTGATCTGTAGCGTGTGCTTTATCTATAGTTTCTTTAGGCATAGACTGACGATGTATCTTCTTACCTTCTCCTTCAGTACTGAAGACTGCATCATCTCCTTCTATAGAAAACTTGACTTCTCCTTTGATAAGACCAGATATTAATTGCTTGGAAAGTGAAGGATATATTTTGTGAAGACTTCTACCAGCTCTTTTCAAATCTTTATCTGCACACATCTGCTGATGCATATATATGGCATATGGAGCATGTAGCATCTTACTACTTTTTAGTACGTGTTTCATAGAGCATTAATAGTATTAGGTTTTTAGCCTTTTGGAAATCATTATCTCTTACATAGTCACTGATATCTTTGCTACCGTAATCATGAGTACCAAATCTACCATTGGTTAAGAAGAGAGGAACTACTCCATTTCTCTTTAGTTTATTAGCAGCTACTATTCCTGTGTAATCAAAATCGTACAGACTATATACATGAGTAAACTTATCAGAAATGAGATCTAATATCTCTCCTCTTATAATTGCACTTTCTGCCTGTGGAGCTATAGCGTAGAAACCCATTTGAGCTAGTACCATAACATCCTTCATACTCTTAGTTATAATCAAAGTACTACCATCCTTTGGTAACTGATTCCAACCATTCATCTTAGATGTATTAGATACAAATCTGGTTCTTGATATAGGTATGCCTGAACCAGTAGTCTTCCCTCTTTTATAGAAGTATATCTTCCAGAGTTGTCTTTCATCTTTACCTATCCCAAAATAATATCCAAGAGCAGGATCTCTATCTCTATAATAATAAGTAGCTCTACCGTTAACCCACAGCTTCTTTATGCTAACACATTTATATCTTCTCCAAGTCCACTCTTTTATACCAAAAGACTCTAGATATTCTCTATCTACTTTAGTCTCCTTCTGTATAGTTACACGAATATCACTACTACCAGAACTACGATAGGTTTTGTTTTTGATGTTCCTCAACTTTTCTACAAGTTCTGCTACGATAGGCTTATCTGATAGCTCGAAATCCCAAGCTATCTTTTCAAGAGCAGTCCCAAAGTCCAATCCAAACATCTTAGCAACTATATCAAAACAATCCTTATCACCACTTTCCTTCCAATCCCGGAATCTGAGCCTACCTCCCCTGTAAGAAAAGGAACAAGTAGGGTGGCGATCATCTCGAAGTGGGGAACGATATAGCCTATTAGGTTTTGCTTTAATTCCCAGATAGTATTCAAATATTTCCTTCTCTGATATCCTTGATAGAATATACTCCTTAGTGATTATCTTCTTTGTCGTTTGATATGCCATTTCTCATAGGTATTTTGTTCTTCCATCTCAGAAATAGCCTCTTCTATATTCTCTTGTAATCTATTAACAGTTTCTCTATCTAAATACTTGAAAATTACAGAACCTCTAGTAGTTGATAACATCCCATATAATCGCATCAACATGAAGTTCCTATCCTGTGCCCATATTTGTTTCTTAGTCGCTGGCATAATGTAAAAGGGGAAGGACCAATTAAGACCCTCCCCCTTTCCTCCGTGCTTATCTTATTTTCTAGAAGTCTGCATCATCCAAGTTTGAGATATCATCAACATCCGAAGACTCATCGCTGTCATCATCCAGATTGATGTCATCTGGGTCAGAAGGTTTTGCATCCTTAGCATCCATATACTCTTGACCTTGTGCCCTTTCTTTTGGAGTGAAGACCAGTTTACCCGTACCTCTACTATCTGAAAGGTGAGGATAATATGGAAGAACAAGTCTCGGACTACCTGTATATACAGATCCAAGAATTTTAATCTGCAAGTCCTCTTTCTCAGTAGCCCTGACTTTCTCCATAGCAGCTACAAACTGCTTCATGAACATGCCCCACTCCTTTAAGATAGCTTCATCGCTATCTCCTTGATGTGGAACATCAATCTGATCACCGGCCCACTTCTCTCGTTCTTCTTTTCCTTCCAGCAGACAGAAATAGAACAACCAGTGATTAACCATAAACATCATCTGCTCTTCGTGCTCTTCTCTAACATAATACTCACTCTTGGTATTAGGAGCCTTAAAAGCATATGTGAATTTCAGACCTTCAAATCCTTCACCTTTCAGTTCAAAGACTGCTTGCAAGGTCTTCCATTTATTCTCTTGAAAATCCAGTTCTTCAATACCAAACTCAAGTAGTACAACTGGTCCACAATAAGGTCTGTCCAGAAACCCTGTGCTGTCTTGAAATGGTTTACGATCTCCTAATGATTCTTTTCCAAATGGCATAATTCTATTATCTAGGGGTTAAGAACATAGAAAGGGAGAAGACACCTGAGTATCTCCCCCCTCTCTCTTTCCTTTGAACTCTTTGTCTAAAGAGACGCAAATACGTCTTCACCTTCGTCATCGAGTTCCACATCACCTTCCAGTCCTTCTTCTTCTGTCTCTACAGCAGAATCCTCTTGTGCAACCTCTGCTTCGGAATCTTCCTCTGTTGCTACCTCTCGGGTAGACTCTCCTTCTCCAAGAGCTACGATTTGGAAGATCGGACGTTCTGCACCTTCAATTTCAACCTCAACGAGCTTGAACTCATTGATTCCTTCCAATCCGCTGTTGTCAAGCAGGACTCTGAGAGCCGGACGCTGGAAGGTTCCTGTCTTCTCCCGCTTGGTCTTTACTCCAGCTTCATCGGTATACGTCTTCGTATTGTATACCTGACCTTCACCATCGGGAACACATTGCAAGTAGACATTACCATTGGCTGTACCAACATTGAACCCATAGGGATCAACCCGAGCCTTGGCATTACCAAACTGAAATGCTTTCTTACCTGCAACAAACCGGAGATCGTAACGAGTTCCTGCTCTTCGAGCTTTCATTGAGACAGGAGTGATGTCTGACAATTCGAGTGTCATGATACTTTAGGGATTTTGTTTGTGTGATGCTCTGTTAGTAGAGCGATTTTGTTGTTGGACATTAATATAGACTTCCTTCCAGAAAATGTCAACCCTTTCGCCAACCTTTTTTGATATCAAGATATCCTTTCCATCCAAATGTCTACATCTTGTCCCGCAGTTGTCCATATCTGAGGTTTGGAAATTGAGTCTCCCGTCATCTCCATCTCTATAGAAATAACCGATTGCGTCACAATCTCTACAGAGAATCTCACGCATCTTTCCGGTCAGATCTATATCCTTAGCTTGGACTTCTTCATCACCTTTTCGAATGATTTTGTCTCTGAGGTGAGCTACAAGAACTAAACTTCCATCTTTCGGTCTACAAGCCTCCGCTTTGTTAAGCATATGGAAGAATGCTTTGCGATACCAATAGTAACCACCACCATGAGGTAGACCAAGAATATCATCACTGGTAAAGTTCTTACCCGCAGGACTCCTTTTATACATCTTGATGGCTAGAGGCTGGATGAAGTTCTCAAGACCGGATACGGTGTCTACTATCACATACTTGTAGGGACGACCCGCAGCAATAATAGCATCGCAAGTCTTAAGAAATCCTCCAGCCCCACGGACGTTAATCTTCACAGCGTCCAGATAATCCGTTGAACCCTCCGTATCAAGTATGATATAATTCTCGAAGCCTGTCATGATTGTACTCTTGCCCTTTTTCGGAGCAGCGTAGACCAGTAGGACTCGGGGATTAAAGATTTTTGAACGAACGATACCAGTTGGGAGAACTACTGGCTTGGACTTGGGTTTGGATTTGGGTTTTTCAGCCTGTGTGTCTGTTGTCATCTCTTTGATAATATAACTTTTTTAAACAGTTTTGTCAAGTGTTTATGGATGTTTTCTTAACGGTGGAAAAGTCGCTAGCTTATAATCGTCATCTGTCATATCTACAACTCTTTTCAATTCTTTAAACATGCCCATCTCACCGATAAAATTGAGGGGTAAGTGAACCTGATCTGTCCCAAGAGTATTCTTGAGTAGAGTTAGAACACGAAACCTATTATTTCCTTTGGGATCAGTAAACTTGTTAACCTTATATCTCAAACAATCAGTTCTACCGAATCTCTTAGGGTCGAACAATGTGAAACACACATCGGAATCTTCAAAAGTATTTCCTGTCTCTTTAAAATCTGTCTCTTCTGGAAAGAATGTCTCTGCTTTTCTTCTATATACGTCTGATAAAGATCTATTGAACTGACTGACTCCTACGTTAGAGAATCCATATAGATCTCTCTTCTTAGCCAATACAGAACTTACCTCATCTATAGTTTCCTTTCTAGACTTTCTTGGTCCTCCTTTTAATCTTCCAAAATGATCTAATATTGTCAATGTAATTAGATTATCATCATTAGCTTTATAGCTATATATTCCATAGTCTCTATTAATTACTTTGAGTGTACCATTCCTATTTGCCCATGCATCTAAATGTTTGGATATTTGAAGTGCTGTTGGACTTCCACCCATAATCTTTACATGGTCCTGCATCTCCTCAAAATAATCTAATTGTTCCTTTATTATATCATATAGTTCATCACTAACTCTGCTCTTGGGAACTTTTCCTAAAACATATCTTGGATGTAAAATGTATCCGTATTTCTTATATATTCTATAACATGCCCACTTAGCTACATAAAATGCTTCCGCTCTCTCCATACTTCTAATAAATATAGCTAATTTTATATTTGTCTCCTTACGATTGGTATACCACCAATCATATGCTTCAAGTACATACATCTGATGTACGAGACTACTCTTACCAGAACCACTGTTTCCTCCTATTAATGTATATTGATTTCTGGTTATATCAACATGTTCAGATAGTCTAGGAAATGGAAGTGGGATTGATACACTCTTGCCTGATCTACCTCTCTGAACTTCTCTGAGAAACTTGTTATAGTATCCCATTAAATCACTACTTCAGAGAGTTCGGGTTTGTCTCCGTTATCTTGAGCCATTTCTTTCTCAAGATCAACCCAATACTCAGACTTAAGGAACCTATCAATTCTCATATTGACAAGCTTCTTATCTTTAGCCCACTTCAATACTCTGATTAGTCTGAAATGCTGATTGTTTGTTACTATCTTACGCATATAGTCTATTTCTAGACTATCTTTGTCTACGATTTTAAGGGGAAGTCTAGTATTCTGCCCATCTTTTATTGTATATATATGAGCAGGATAGAGATTCCAGAACTCTTCAAACTCGTCCTCTAGAGCGAATAAACTACTTCTAAATTTGTCTGTTAAATCTAATTGATCAAAATCTGGGTTTTCTGCATCTACGCTTGAATCTAGAACGCCACGCATTATCAAGTACTGCACATCTCCACTAGTCCAATTACCGTGTATAAGCTTCTGTTCTCTTTTAGGGATCTCCCTCATAAAGTTAACATACTCATACAGACTACTCGCTATCGCCTTCTTACCGCCTGATTCTTCAAGATATATACTTCTACCTGATGCTTTCTCAAGCTCAGATAAATGAAGAATATATACGAGTAAGAACTGTTTAGGAGTAATCTTCCATTCCATGAGGAATGAGACATATTCATGGACTTGCAGAATCATTTCTGTTTTATTAAAGGGTACACAATGCAGAGATCATACAGTGTACCCTTCAATCATCTCTTATTCTTACCATTCTAAACCTCAATTTGGTTAATGTTATTGATGTGAGTTATTACCGTTCTCGGCACCTTCTTCTGCCGACTCTTTAGCCACTTATAGTCTTGAGTTTCTAATACGTAGATTTCTATAATTATTGTCGATTTTCCTTCCACCTTTCTAAGAGATCTACCATATCTTTGTATAGCTTGAAGAGCTTTAGAGCTACCACTCGTGACGATAACCATATCAATAAGAGGTAAATCAGCCCCAAGATCCAAAGCTCTTGCAGTAGATAAGACGTGACATTTAACTGTGCCATCATTACTTGCAAAACGTTTAACAGCATACTGCTTCATTCTCTTAGCACCAACATACTTTCCATCTACAGTCTCTCCTTTCACTTTAGAGTGATAGACAGCACACGTATCTCCCATGTTATTATGTATGTGATTTGCTGCTTCTATACTCTGAGAGAAAGCTATTATCTTCCGATTCGGGAAAGTATTACAAATATCTATAGCAAGATCCAGCTTGGGTCTGTATTCATACAGAAATGTTTGACGTTTTCGTATATATTCCTGTAACTTTCTTGCCAAAAGGAATATCTGGCTGGCTGGTATGTCCATCTCCTGAGAGAATTTCTCTCTCACTGCTTTGTTGAACATACACTTTCTAGCCAGATTCAAGTCGTGACGGAACATTGCGAATAGACGTATAAACTTCTGGTTTATTACATCATAAGCTTCACGATCTGTCGTTGGTAACTCTATACCCAGATTGTATATCACATAATCACTTATCCATCCATTGTCTCTAGCTTCTCTAATTGTAATCTCATCTACTACTGGACATTTCTTACGGATTATGTTATACTTAGCGTCCTTCTCATCCAGTGTAGCAGTAAGACCAATAACAAACTTGTACTCAACATGAGTAAATACTTTTCTAAATGTAGGAGCACTATACATGTGAACTTCGTCTAGTATTAGAAGTCCTGTTTTGTGCTTACTCCTTATTAGAGAGTTAATTACCCATACTTGAGTACGAGACCACTTCTCATCTTTTACTATCCCTTCCCATTGTTCCTTCAGATAATTGGTAGGAACAACAATGATGATAGGAAATCCACGATTCTTATTCTTTAGAAAGCGACCTATCAACTGAGCTATCATGCTCTTCCCAAAGCCAGTTGTACCTACTACAGTTCCTCTTCCTTTCCCATCTATCCACAACCTAGCTGCTTTCTTCTGTCTGTTCAGCCTGCTCTGGTCTAGTTTCATGAATTAATACCTCTGCATCATTTTACAATAAGCATCTACCCACCAACCGTCTTTAGGAGCGGATTCTTCATGATTATTAAAGGGATTTGGCAGATCTGACCCCTCAATTACTCTTTTGATTGTGTTGTAGTGATAACCACAAAGCTTTGCTGCTTTGTATGAACTAACTCCTTCATCACGAAGTTGAATAAAGTACTGTGCAGCTTTAAGGCGCTTCTTCTGTTCCTTTGGCGAAACTATTCTCATCTACGGATTCGATAAATTCATTCCATCCCTTCTCAGTCCACCAGACATTCAAGACAACCATTGACTCATCTATTACCCACGGTTTATCTAGAAGAGTTCTGATTGTTGTGAATGGTTCAAATATGGGTACTGATACTACCTTCTCTACTTGTTCACGTATAAAACTGTTAGATGCTAAACCAATAGGTTTATCTTTTGCTATCTCATATAAATCAGATAAAGTCATATCAAACTTGATTGTGTTACTGTAAACATCTCTACTATCTTGTTTGCTTGTCCTATATAAAATCTTCTATCTATTATATCAAGACTACCCATCTTCTTCTTATAAGCTTTTAGATCATTAACTAAAAAGACATTGTGATCTTTTACCATCTGTACTCTAGAACCATCAGCTTTATATTTACTGAGAATACCACCATGACTTGTCTTACAAACAAAATATCTATTGATCTTCTGTACAGGCTCACGGACTACTACTCTACCTTCTATATCAAGCTTCTCATGAAATACTTGACTAAACATCTTACCTACACCTTGAGCTTTACAGAAATCTAAGACATCTTCATGATCATTTATCGTATCCTCTATCTGTATACCATATACAAAGTAGTTATGAAGAGCAAGACTTATTATAGGCGAATCAAATCCTTTATGTAAACCTAAAATTACTGTTGGATGAATAAGATTATCCTTGTCTAGATCTCCCTTACCTTTAACCTTACCATCTGTTTTGATAGCTAGATAGTTGTTTACATCTCGAATAGCGAAAGTCTCGAAGAGTGAGAAGTCTAAGACAAACTTATGTCTTCTGGTCCAACCTCTACACATTGTATAGAAAAGATCTCGTTGATCTTTATAGACTTTAGCTACAATTCCATCAGTATTAGCATAAAGGACTGTAATCCCTTTCATCTCCAAAGCTTCAATAAGCATCAACAAGAACAACTGTCCATTGATTGTAATCCTATAGAGGGCCATAGGATCATACAACCAAGAGTGTTCATAATTAAACTTACCAAATACACTGTTAACAGTAACCTTATTCGACTCACTAGTAACCACATCTCCTTTCTTCTTAGCTGCCAATCTCTCATCTGTCATATCTCCAACTAGATCAAGAAAAGAAGGCTCTAAGTGAGCTGGTCTTATCTGTAAGTTCAACATTATATTGGGATAATATGAACTCACATCTGCATCTATTATGTCATATCCTTTCTTACTTTGATAGACTACAGGTTTGGGCTTCTTCTTCTTACCTACTACAACATAGTGTACAGAATGAAGACCACCTTTAGCTACATCATAATAAGTATCATTTATCCTTACCTTTCTTCCCCAAGATTGAGTAGTATTGATATGGTCTCCCTTTATATCTATCAAGAATCTCTGTAATCCCGGAGTCTTGAACTCTATCTCTTCTCCCACAATGTCAGACATGCTCATCCATTCTCTCGGAGTTCTATCATTTCTAAAACTCCAGACATTCTGCTTAGTTATCTTACTATAAGCAGGCTCAAGGATTCTACTACTCATCGTACTATTGCTATCAGACAATAGATTCACACCATACTTAACAGACATCTTAGCTCTCATATTTATATCCTCACGGAGAGCTTTGTATAAGTGTTCTGTTATATTTACATCGTTCTTACAATACCTCAACATTGAGGGACCATCTGCTAATTGAACTGTTGCTTCTACTGGTAAAGGTAGATCAAGAATCAAAGGCCACTTCATATTGATAGCGGCCTTCTTAAGAGATATACGCCTGTCATTCACTTGCGTAATACTCAGTAGATCTATACTTCTGAAAGAAACAGGTAGTCTAGTCCAGTTACCATAGGTGATAATTGAACTGGTTGCTTTCTTTAATTGAGTTGCAGCATATTTTGCACCCTTCTCAAGATATAGTTCTCTATTCTTGAATATCAAAGCAACTAACTGGTCATCGAAGTGACGATTGTTAAACCCAACAAAGAACCTACCCTTAACAGAGAAGAATTGTATTAGTTCTTCTACTTCATTTGCTACAAAGGCACCTCCCCCTACATGAAAAATCCTGAAGTAGTGGAACTTGTCATCTTTAAGTGTCTTGGCAATAAGCAGGAAGAAATTCTTAAACACTTCTATATCATAGAAGCATATATCGTGCTGTTTTGCCATAGTTATCGTTACTTTTTTTAGTTCTTGTGTTATCTCCTTTAGTCCCTTATATTCTTCCAGACCATCCTGTGTGGTGCTTTTCGTAGGGGTCTAGCGGTTTTAAGGGTTCCGCTAGACCCCTTATTTTTGTGTCTAGGAGATTAAATATATAAAACTTTTTGGAATAAAACAATACTATTTTCTTATAGATTCCAGTTTCATCGGACACCTACTATATCTTATAGGCTTTTATCACATCCCAAGCATTATTCAATTCTTTCATCTTTTCGTCTTCTCCACCCTGTTTATCTGAGTGAAGTTTCTTAGCCAGTGCCCAATAAGCCTTCTTCATTAGTTGGTAAGTTGTATCTTTGTCTACTCCAAGTACCTTACATGCTCGGCTAAAACTAATACCAGATCTTCTTTCTACCGTAGATTTACCATAGAATTGCTCTTCCTGTCTTTCGTACCAACTTCCTCTTTCATAATCCTCACGATATCTCCTACGACGATATCCCCTACGACTATCACGGGAGTTCTGATATCTTTCTCTTCGTTCATCACTCTTTCTCTTAGCCCTTGCCTTCTGATCTCTATTAAAGCTCTCCTCAAACTCTTTATCAGGCTCTCCTCTTTTATCAACTATAGTATAGAACTCAAAGGCATCTTCTAAAGCAGAGAGAGCTTTCTTTCTATAGGGACGAAAAACTGTCCAGTATTCATGTTTGGGATTCCACGTCTTATAACCGCGTGGGATACTCTGAATTGCTATGACAAATTCTCGATGGAAGTATGGTGTCTTGATTATAACTTTCTCATCTCTGAGAATAGCTTTAGCCAATTTTGCCATATTACCACCAATTGTTATCTTGTTGTGGACCGAAAAGATCAGCCCTTGATTCTCCTGTATCTGGGGTTAGACCATCTTCGTCAAACCAATCATCAACAGGCTTTAGTTCCTGTCCTGCGGTATTATAGAGTTGACCACACTCACATTCTACAGTTCCTAAACGATCACAATCTTTTAGATCAACTTCCCTTCCACAAGGACATTCTTTTATATTGTCCATTTTTTACTCTCCTATCTTCTCAATCATCTTCTCAAGAACTTCTATTCCGTCTTTAAGTAACATCAATCCTTCATGAAGTCCACCTGCTATACTCTTCATATCATCTATTAGATCGGCATTGACACTACGTAGATCATGAATTATTCCTATTTCTCCATTAACCTCAGAGGTTTTCATCTCTTCATCTGGTACTTCTTCAACTTTAGACTCTGGCTTCTTAAATGTACCAAACTGATGATTTTTAGCTAATTTCTTATACTCCTCAGTTGCTGCACAACGTTCACAGGATACAAATTCAAGTTTATCTGTAGCTTCTTTTTCTGTAGGCTTCCTTCCATATATACTCCCACAAACAACAGCAACACCCTTCTGAGCACCTATTGTTGTTAAGAAGTGTACTTTCTTTTCTTTTACAATTTTCATCTTGATTAATATAAATGAAAAGGTTTATCTAAAGTCATACTATCAAATCGAAACGAGAAAGTATCATTCCATTCATTTTTAGATCTATAAGGATCATACTTTATAGAAAATCCCTTTAAAGACTTGAAATACTCAAGCATATCTTGAGTAATCCTTACTCTTATGTCTAGCTGTAATACAGTCTCTTCTAGAGTATCAGTCTGTACATTACTTTGTATACTAGCCCTTGTAATTGCATCACCCATCTCACCATCTCTCAGAAGATGAAGCCACTTGATGAGATCATCAATCTTTCCTTTTGCTAATTCGTTTGACATATTATTCTGAAATTATTATTATCTTCTCCTGTGGCATCTTATCTAAGATATCCTGAATAGTTAGAGGTTCAATTTCTCCTTCCATTTCTTTCTTAAGACTCTTTCTATCACTCAGTTCATGAGTAAAAACAGGTCTTCCTAAAACTTCATCAAAGGACTTAAATAGAACCTTCAAGGGGCATAACAATCTAGAATCACTCATATAAAAATCAACAACTTCTCTAGCAGTTGCTATTTCCCACCAACGAGTTAGAATAAACTTTCTGAGTTCAGGTTGATCTTGTTTAAGACGTGCTGTTTCCTTTCTCAATTGCTCATCTGAAATATCATGCTTCATATCATTCTTTATTTAAAGGGGGAGTAAACCACAGTCCCTAGCACCGGTGTTCTGTTAAATATACAGACCCACACAGTTTCCTACGATAGAATCCACCTTCATTTAATCTATCATAGTTGTTTTAGCCCACCCAGAGGCAATTGGGTGGACACTACTAGACAGTACAACGACTGTAGAGAGTAGGGCTAGCACTTTTTGTACTGTTTGGATACTCTCTCCCCGGCTCTTTAAGTTTGATGAAACTCCCTTCCTTCTGGTCCATCATAAAAATGACCACCGAAAACAGGAGAAGGATGTTCATTAACTAGATTTCTTGCTTCTTCTGATGTGATTTCTTTGACAGTGTGACCCTGACTTCCACAAAAGTCTACAAACTCTTCTTGAGTCATGTCATCATCGAGTGTTGTGCAGAAAGCAGAGACTTCAGGTGGCTCTTCTTCTTTAGTTAGTGAATAGAAAACATATTCATCTACGTCATCTCTAGCTAAAATTTCTAAAACTGGATGCATAATTAACCTCTAGGCCAGTAAATATAAATATCAAGATCAGCTAACTTTGAACTAAGACAAGCTTCTGTAATCTCACATAACAAAATTGACCACTTCCCCCTCATAATGCCTGCACCTAATGCTGGAATCCCAACACTATGGATAGCATCTGATCTTAGTTGCATGTCTTCCAACCTTGCAACAAAAGCAGGAAGTGTTCTTCGTACATTGTCATATACTTGTTTTCTCTCCTGATAGAGTTCTCGAAGTGATCCTACGGTTGGGAAATTGATGATGTGAATACCCGTATCTCGATCTTGAAATGAATGTACACTACCAATCTGTAGCTTCCCTGCTTTACAGATTTGTCTGTAAGCATCATACATTCGTGGATATCGTACAGCAAACATCTTAGCTAGTCCAGCACCCATTACACCATCACAATTAACAGCATTAACAAGTACATCGTGACCTCCAGCAAACATGTCACCTTTTACAATATGAATCATCTTTATTCCTCATCTAAGTCGTTTAAATCTACACAGATTAAGTTGAATAAGTCTTTGAGCTTCACCCTCATCTATCATCTCTCCAATAACCTTATCACCTGCACTAATAATATTTGCTCTTATGAGTCTTATATGAGCTTCTAGAGGAGACATCTCATTTACTTGTACAAGTAAGGGAAGCTCTTCTCGTGGGTTATTAAGCTTTAACCAAATAGTCATTAATTATTTTGTATTGTTAAATACATATGGACTTCTTCCTCATAATCGAATAACTCTCCTACCACTTCCCAATCATCAAATATCTTTCCAATTTCAAACTGTTTATCTTCAGGCTTAATATCTTCAGTAAATCCAACAAGAACTCCCCTTGTCAATGTACTTTTTTTAGAAAAGGCTAATACTATCTCTCCTTTTCTATTTACTTGTAATTTAGGATAATCATTTCCTTGTAAACGTGTATGTAGTATTGTTTTCATAGTATTGAGTTAAATCTGGGCCACTTGCTAACCGAAGTTTTCGTGGTGTTGATCTGTCTCCTCACCTCATAGAAAGAACAGATTAGCTCCAACCCAGAATATCTTTTTGTTGAAGGACACAATGCGGTGTCTCTACTCACCGCCACGCCACAAATCCCGCCTGCTTCATAGCCATCGGAGATCCTTAGAGGTTTCAGTCAACGGATAAGCGTTGTTCTCCTGTGCTCCACAGACTGCGTTAATTCGCTCTTTCGACAGGACTATATCTGTGCCCCGCGTATGAGTGTGTCCTTATCCTTTAGTGTCCTCTCCACATGAGTAGTTTACATACTGAGGCACATCTGGAATTGATGTGAACTTACCTTTTCTGGTACCAACAAATACAGCGTTAATAGTTATGTTCTCAGTCCAGTAATCTTCACTAAACTGTTTGTGACCAATAGTGATAACTACCTTATCTCCATCATTTCTTACTGTTACGTTCTCACCTTCTGTTTGTATATTCATTTTCTACTATGTTTAGTGGACCCGACAGGATTTGAACCTGTGACCGTTTGATTATGAGTCAAGTGCTCTAACCAACTGAGCTACGGGTCCTACCTATGAATCTGCATCTGTCCAATAAAGTCCACATTTACTACAAGTAGAAACTACAACTTCATTTTCATATCCCTTCGTATGTGGACTATCCTTCTCATAATGATGTACATGATTTACATTCTCCTCAGTACCACACCTCCAACAAACACCTTGAAGTTGTAATAATTTTCTAAGTCTTTTTAATTCTCTTTGAAAAACAGATACTATATGGACTTCTCCAGTAGTTGCATAATTAGGAAAGGTATCATCATAGATCTTTAAAATCTCTCTGAAGTTTTTCTGATTTGTTTTAATTAACTTTTCTAGTCTCTCCTTTTCCCATTTCGGAAGCTTTACATAAACTGTTGTGTCTTTTTCTTCACTCATCTTTAATTCGATATAAGAATGTAACTGTACAACCTTCACTTACATGATTAATTCTATCACTACCTATGTCTTTAAAGATCCATGAGTCACCAGTGGCACAGGGAATATGTAAAACCTCTGCCTCCTTACAAAGCGTATGTTGACTACCATGAAAATTCACTGCTACCACATCACCTTCTTTTATTCCATCACTACACATCTTTGAGTTTGGTTAGAAGATATTCGACAAGTTCTTTTGGACCGAACATTACATCGACACCGTTATCCAGCCCAATCATTTCCTGTGCCTCACGTATGTCGGCTTTCATTTGTTCATTCTCGGTTTGTAGTCGTTCTCGGTCTTCGCAACAATCAGTTGCGACTATCGTCCAATCACGTTCTGCCTTTCTTGCACGGTCAACTTCAGTCCGCAGGCGTTCGATCTTAGCATTCCTAACTTCTATCATGTCGTTCCTGCTTTCTACTGCACCTTTCCATAAAGTCGCTTCTGCTTCTGCTTCTGCTTCCTCCAGATTGGCCCGTAGGCGGGCGATCTCGGCGCAGTCAAGCGGATCATGGGCTACACGTATTGGATAATCGGGCCTGTGAAATTTTGTATTCACGCCGCATTTTGGACATGGTAAGTCACTCATAGCCGGGTCCGGTTATGGGCGTGATTGCTTCGCCGCCCAATTCAATTCGTTCAGCGTTCCAAGACGTGATCCGGTCTATAACGATCTGAATGTCGCGCTCGGACTTGTAGTTGAATCCGCATAGTTCAAAGACCCGCTGTAGATCGCCCCGCAGGCGCTCGATCTCGGCGTCTTTTGCGCTGATTTCAGCAACGGCTTCACGTAACCAATCGTGAAGTTCGTCAGGGCTTGCCATGTCAATTTGATCCGGTATCTCACTCATCTTCGGGTCTGGTTCGTCATCACCCGGAGACCATTGTTGTTGTTCCTCTGCTGTTGGTGGTTCATTATATCTTGGCATCGTCGGGTCTAGTTGAGGGTTAATCTATTCATGAAGTAGTCTCACTTCTTCTACATTCGCAAACGGAATATATCCTGTTGATCTATCGGTATAATCAACTCGCACAGCATCCATATATCCAGCAGAACCAGCAATCAAGCAGGTTTCCATTTTCTCCACTCCATTCCGTCCCTCAAATATCGTGTATTGATTCGCATTGATTCGTATAACATGTAAACCGGGAGTAATCTTTTTTTCGTTACTCATCGTCTAATCTGGTTGTGAGTCACGTATCCTGTTGTATTCTTTCCTCATAAACTTCCTTTCTTCCTTGGAAAACCTCTTTCGATATCTTTTCCCCTGATCTATAAATGCAGGAATACTACTTATTCCATACCAATACAATACCTCTCGCATCCATTCTAATAGATCATTTTGTCTATCTGTAGACAGTTTACTCTTCTTCTTCGAAGATAAATATGATTTTAGACTCATCATTAAGTCCAATTAATGGATTATTACAGGCCACACCCACACAACAGTCTGTACTCCAAGCAGGACAGTCATCATCTTCACCACATCCGGGAAGAGCTAGAGAGATAACTGATGCTGGTACACCGGGATCTTGAGTTTCAGTAGGTGTAATCCCTACTGAGAGTAGTGCGATAAAACAGATGGCGATGAATTGTTTCATTAGTACGTTTGTTTAGGTTGCAGGAGTGTATAGTTAACACGCCCACCTGATAGAAGATATAGACGTGTGGGTAAATATTGTTCGTCATTTGTTGAACCAATCAGAATCACACGTTGGCATCCACCAGCAGGTGGAGCTACAGTTTGCTTGCACCATCCCCATTGATAGAAACATGTTGGACGTGAAGCCCATGTAACAATTGCATTTGACTTCCACCAAATACGTACTGGTGGATTGGTCGATTCAGTCTTACTCATTGATATTGGATCAACTGTCGGAGGATCACATACCGAGAAGTGAATTTCCCCATTGTCCTTAACATACAGGAAACTCAGGTACGGATGTCCATTACCAATCTTCCCAAGTGCATCTTCAGGTTCGATAGAAGTGATTGGAGTAGACTCAAACTCTGTTGAATCACAAGCAAGACTAACAAGAACTATCCATATACCTGCTACCATAAGAGCTAACCAGATCATACGACCGATAGTTTTCTCACTCATCTTTTACTCCGGTTTTAGACTTCACACTTTGTTCATCAAGTAAGTCTGCTATTCTTCGCAGATTTGCCGTATAAGTTGATACCCTATCCGTCCCACGATCCATTAGACAATCAGTTGTCATTGACATAACAAGCTCCAAATGCTTTTGTTGCTTGTTGTCCGGGGTCCATTGTTTACTCATCTCTTGCGTTATCATAAGCTTCAGTAGCTGAATTGAAAGGACCATTTGAAGTACTGTCAGGAAGACCTCCGGGATGACAAGCCCACCAGAACCATCCTACTTTATCCCAAGTTGAAATCACATCATCAACCATGCTCTGATCAATATGAAATACCTCAAAAGAACCATATTCAGTCTCTGTATGTGAATCATAGAACTTGTGATATCCAGCATATGGGGTACTATTTGCAATTGCAAATGAAACAGCAGCAAATACTCCCAGTCCAATGATTGCAGCTATCACGAAGAAGGTTTCCATGTTAGTATTAGTTTGAAGATTTACCCTTTTCATTAGCTTCGTCCACCATCTTCTTTATATCCTCTAAGATGTTAGAATCTCCTGCATTTGCCCAACTACCACCCAAAGAAATTACTGGAGATCCCTCTCCGAGTTCAAATTCTCTTTGAATGTAATCATCAATTAGTGACTGTGCATATTCCCAGATACATTGCATAGTCTGAAAAGCTTTGGTAGGATCAGGATCTTTACCGTCATTCAGTTGAGCCTTTATGAATCCAGCACCACATATACCTAGAGCACCAAATAGTATTCTAGTAAGATGAATTACTCCTACTGCTGGTGCTATTTTGTTTTCACTAAGTACATCAAATATGGCTTTATGAACAACTTCTACTTCGTTGGGATTATCTAATATTTGGAGCTTGGCAAGACTCATCACTAGGGCTATACCAGTCTTTACTTCATGTTTTTCTTCTTCACTTAAGGTTCTCATTTAAAACTCCAAGACTATATGATTGAATGCTTTTCTTTCAACACACTGTACTCTTTCCTTCTTCTATTCATCAGGTAACTCATTAGGACAATCTTCATCCCATCTCTTCTGTGTCCTTATATGAGGAACTAGAGCACCCATATCTCCACACTCAATCTCTGCTTTCCTTAATGCAAACTCTTCTACTCTCTTATCATCCCAGTGTTTAGGAACACACACTTGCATGTCAAGAATACCCCACCTCAATATCTCAGGTTCGTTGATCTGACGTTTCATTGTGATGACTCTCTGCTGTTCTTAGTTTATCCCTGATCTTCTCAAGATGATCTCCATAGATCCTGTGGATAGATTTGTTTTGACCCCAACCCATCCTCTGGGGATAAGCAAATTGTATCATATCTTGTGCTATCATCCTAGAGGATTCACAGATTCCTTCAAGTCTTCTGATTTCTTTATGAGCTATCTCTCCTTCTTTTTCATAGAGCTTTGTAAGAAGTAGGAAACTCTCAACCAAAGTCCTCTTCGTTTCCTTTGTCAATTCCTTCCTTGCTTCTTCTTCACCCTCTGGTAGTGGGATTATCTTTGCAGTTTTGAGTTCATCCAATAACTTACTCATATTGATTCTCCTCTAGTGTATCTTTTAAACTCATCTCTAAACTCTGATACCTCATTGAACATATTCTCAATGTAAAGATTGGTTGATTCCAGATATCTCTCAACTCCATAGTCCCTAAAAATCAGATAGAACAGAGTACCTGCTTGTATTACTGCTATGAATCCAAGAACACCTATAATAATACCCATTAGTCTCCTCCTAATGCTTTCTTTTCTTCATCCAAATCTCTATTCAGTGCATCTAATGATGTAAACTTCTGAGGATATCTTATCTTAAGCTTGTGTATATTCTTCTTCCTCACAACTCCAATATTTATATTAAACATAGAGCACAATTCAGACAACTCCTCAGTAAAAAGGACTACAAGATTATAAAACTCATCAGACTTAAAACTCGGACTACCATAAAAGAGACGTTTTTTCACTGCATCTAAAAGATCTGTTGCTCTTCTATGTAAAGGACCTACAGTCCATGCAAGATGCTCTGCACGAAACATGGATAGGTGTCTCCTGATATCTTTTATCCCTGATTCTCTGATGATCTCCACATTCATAGGGATTCCTGATGTGTAGTCAAGAACTGCACAATACCAGAAAATATCACCTATTTCCTCACGTACATTACGCATATCATCTTGTATTACAGCACCACTCAACTCTCCAATCTCAGTATTAATACCAATGACAGCGTGGATTATATCCCACTCTATCTGATCCGGTGTTACAATTGCTTCACTTGAAGCTAAAGTTCTCAAAGCTAGAGATATGTACTCTTTTCTTATCATATAATCTTCTCTATTAATTTAACACTATCAATTATTCTCTTTGATATGTTATTCATACCCTCAACAACACCATTCATTGTTGCAATCATCCCTGCTGGTTTTACCTTTAAATCAATGTCCTCATCAGAGTCCCTTTCCTCTGTAGGCCCATAGGCATTTACAAGTATTCTAGTTAGAGCAGCTTCTATATCTCTCAGATTATTAATATGATTTCTTTGTTGAGCTAGAATCCTCTCAAATAGTGTATCTTTTCGTTCCTCTTTCGACATCTCCGCTGCTTGTTGTAAACTCACAATAACCTCACGTTCTAAACTCATGACAATTCTGTTTATCCAAATGTTCCTTCTTGTACAGGAAAAGGAAACCCATCACTCTCAAGCTCCTCCAACATCTCCACGGGTATCAACTCCACTGTACTTTCGTACTTCTTCTCATCATTTTGTATTGTTGTTACATCTACTCCACCACTCACCATCTCAAACACCTGTCCAAGAGCATCAACAACGACTCTCCGGGTACTCCCTCTGATCCTTACGTTTAGTTCCATTTCTTGTTCTATTGTTTCCATTACGGACCC